CATCTGGATGGCACCGAACACCCGGCCATGGTCAGGTTTGAAAGCGTAGTATTCATGGATTAGTTGCATAATGCCGGCGCCCAGGCCCATGTACAGCAACTGATCTGCAATCGAGGGGATCATGTCATCTCACTCCCATAAAGTGCCAGCAGCGCCGCTTCTGCCCGGCCATCGTGCTTCTTTAATGGCCACAGGTGGGTGAACTCGGGGAACCTGCGACTTGCTTCCCCGCGGCTGGCGTCCTTGTTCTGGCCGAGCAGCCCATATTTTCGTTTCCACACCTGCGGCGGTACCGTACGTATTTTAATACCACAGGCTGCAATAATACCGTGAATACAACCTGTTGTAAAGCCAAAATTAAATGCGGACGTGATACCCTGGTCGGGCATGGTACCAACCTGTTCAACCACGGCGAATTTGATTAGCGGGCGCTGTATCTCCAGCCAGGCAGCCAGTTGATACGGGTCAATCTGGCGTTTCTCTTTCTTGTTGACCGTGCGCGTGGTGGTCGGAATGTCGAACACATCAACGGCGCCTTTGTGGAGCATCGCCATGCAGCCAGACAGGCCAGGGTCTACCCCGAGGATCCAATTGTTCATATCAGTAGCTCTCCAGCCCGCGGTCAAAGGCCCATTTGTTGGGGTCTATTGGCTCCTTGTCCAGCGCGGCGAGGGCGTTGCAGATCGGGCATCGGGGATTGTTGATTTCTCCCCCGTGTTCCTGCTGCACAGCCTCGACCAGCGCGACGATTTCTTTGGCGTGACTGCGGAGGAATACTCCAGCCATTGCGTTATTAGCGTTTGCTAGGACTTCGGCTAGTTCGGTTAGGAAGGTCATTTCACTCCCCCACCAAAAAGCCAACAAGAAACCCAATAACGCCGCCAGCCGCCAGCATTGCCACCGCAAAGCCCAACGTAATCAGTCCGTCAAGAAAATCGCTGGTTACGCAGTCGCAGCGCCGACCCTGATCGCAATTACCGTTGCACATTTTGATTATCCTTTTTCCACTGTTCCCAATAGTCAGCCAGGTCGGACGATCCGTAATGGTCATACCCCCGGCAATGCAGCATTTCATGCTCCAATACATCAAGCCACAGGTATATCCGGCAGCGCATCTCGTCAAAATTGACCCACATGCAGCCAAGCGCAGGCCCAATTAACAGCACTTCGGCCACGTTGCGTCCGCACTTTTCCTGAGTTTCCCAAAAGCCATTGCGCTCAACAGTTATTTCCAGCGCGGGCCAATCAGCCGGCGGCAGCTTATGCTCGTTGACAACTGTGCAGCCGGTCAGCGCCAGTAAAGCAGCCGCGATTACCGCGCGTTTCATTCGTCATCTCCCGGTGCCTGCCGTTTCTCCGCTTTCTCTCGCTCCGCTATTTCAAAATTGACCGAACAATAGCCGAAGCACTGCACGCAGTCGCAGCCCATCATTGGATTGCCACGCCGGCCAGTATCGAACACCTGGCTCACTGGTTTTTCAGCTTGCGAGATAAACCGAACGACTTTTTTCAGGCCCATAATGTTGCCTCCAATTGTCAAAGGATACGCGATTACCGCAGGACTGTCAATGTTGTCCGCGGGCGTTGACTTGCGTATTTTCCGCAGCCGCCACCCAGTACAACCCCTTCAATACGGCGGTCGCGTCGGGCAGATTACCGCACACTGCGACAATCCGCTCGGCCATGCGGTCCTTCGGGTTACTCGGATCCGCGGTCTTGATGACCAGAAAGCTGTCGCCCTGGGGTTTGATATGGTAGCTCATTCGGCATCATCCAATGCCTTGGTAAGCCGCTCAAACACGGCCACGAATTCGGCTTTCTTGATGGCGCCTTTGCCGTAGGCCAGTTCCTCCAGCTCGTCCATAACCGGCTGGATAGCTTCGCGCACCGTGCAAATACCGTCAGCCCGGCCTGTCTTTTCACCATCGGCATAACTTTCGCCAAGGCGATCGTCTTCACCTTCCGTGGTTTCGACGGCATCCGCCAGTCTGGCCAGCATCGTGGCCTTTACTGTATCGCCAGCAATCCATGCCTGGCGCTCTTGCTCCGCGATTACTTCAAACGAGTCGAGTTTATTCAAGGTGGTCATGTCAATCTCCAATTAAAAAGGTGCATCATCAATATCCCCGGCGATTACCGGGGGTTTCACAGACCTGCCGCGATTACCACGCAGGCCCATAATACTGGGCTTTTTGGCCGTGTCAATACTTTTATCCGCGATTACCGGCGGATCCGATGGATCAGGCGCGATTACCGCATCAGGAAATGGCCAGGATTCGGGCAGATTTACCATAGATTCCAGGGCTTTACGGCCGGGTTAAAACGCCAATAAATGCGCAGGGCTTTCCGGCTGTACGCCGTATCGCCATGCGCGGCCGCCACCTCGGCATGAGCCTGCAGGTTAAGTAATCGCCGGCGCCGTAGCGCCGACAGGTTACGCCAGAGCATTAGGACAGCCCTAGAGCTGCGCCAATAAACAGCAAAACAAAAGGCAAGGCAATCACGCATGCGGCCGCCAGGCATTCGCCTAGCCATTCGTAGAGGGTTTCCGGTTTCATTGTTTACCTTTCTTTTTCGCTGCACGTTTAGCGGCGACATGTTGCCGGACTGCCATGTCAAAACATGCTGCTAACGTCGTATAAAATACGGTGCGCGTGCGTTCAGGCCGAAACCCGATAACGTCGCCAGGCTCCAGGATCACGATAAACCGCCGGCCGCGATGCGTGCCAATGGTCCGGCGGTTTACTGTCTTGTTGAGGGGGGTCAATTTGTTCTCCATTCAGATAGTGCGAAACCCGCACCGCCTAGCGCCCTATTACTAAGGCGCTGGCCGTTGGGGGTTTATCAAAACCAGACTTGCGCAATGCTCCGACCTAACTCTTTACGCGCGGTATTACGTATCCTGTCCCAGGCGCCGTCCCCGCTAACGGTATCGGTGCGCCAGTAATCCCACAGTGCCGCGGACAGCACGGCGCAGACCGCGTTACGGTATTCTGTGGGGAAGTATTGGCCCGCGCAGTAATCAATCTTGAATCCGCCGGTGTCGGTGCGCACAATCGTGAGGCACCCGGAATAGGCGGATTGCGACGCCTTGATAATGTCGTCCGCCGTGAGGCTATCGCGCCATGCTACGGCATTTATCAGGGTTTCGGCATGATGCCGTGATTTTGTGATACTGCGCAATTCTGAGCGGTACGCGGTGACGTCGCCGTAATTGCCAAATTCCAAGCCCGGACGTTGGCGCACAAAGGCGCCAAGGGCGTTTAATAGATTCTCTTTGTTCTTTTCCATGATATTTCCTTTTCAGATTATCGCCAGTTGGCGAAGTGTGTGAATAACAGGGCGCGATATTAACGCGCCAGTGATAACGCAAGACAGCAGGATCAGGATTAGCATGATTGCCCTTTAAGGTAGGTCACAATCGGAGTGTAAACGGGAAAAATATTGCCGGCAATCCACACTTCCCGCTCCACCGTCGCGTGCGCTTTCGCTTCGCCATCGGGCCGTGTGATACGTTCGGCATATTTGCGCGCCTGGGCTAAGGTGGCGAAGGGTGAATTGGCCGGTGCGCCGTTGCGCTTCCATTCGTGTTTGACGGCATAGCATTTGAATTTGATTTTCATTTTGTGCCCTCTTTTTGACGACGTGCCATCTCAGCGAACAAAGGCGCAAGCTGCACGCTGCATTGCTGGTGCGTATGTGTGCTGGGTGCATAGCGTTTCTGCGCATTTTGAAACTTGGCGATATCCTGCAGAATGATCGCTGTTGGTATCTGTTGAATGTCCATTTTTCGCCCCTTTCGTTTGTTGTTTACTGTTGCCAAGGCTAAACCCCCATTAATTCGCTGTCAAGGGGTTTAATTAATTATTTAATTGTTTATTTTAGTCCAGAGTGTGAACTAATCGTTACGTATTCCGGAGGCCATTACGGTATGCCCTTACGTAATGTAAGGGTATTCAAAAACCGTAACAAAACCGTACTCGTTTGCCAAGAATCAATGACTTACGATAGCGAAACCGTAACGAACCGTAACGAACCGTAACGATTCCGTACCGATACGGTCATTACGGTGTGTCCGTAGGACACCGTAATACCGTAACGTATCGTATCCGTACAGCGTACAGAATTAAACCTGCTGGCAGATAATTATTGTGCCGGGCGTTTCGCTTTGGCTTTTGTGGTGTGTGGTATTCTGAATACATGGCTGGAATAAGCGTAGAGAAAAGGGCGAAGATTGATGGCATATGGCCAGCAATCCTTCAGGCAATCCGCGACGGCGCCAGGATTGACCACACGGCGGCCGCGTATGAATTGACGCGCGCGGACCTTTGGGCATATCGCCATGGCAAGCCGGATCTTGTGGCCGCATGGTATGACGCCATAAAGGATTCAGCGGATTCATTCGTCGATCAAATGGTCGATGTAATGGGCCAGGCTGATGGCAATGCTAAAGGTGCAAGGGTTAAAGCCGGGATCCTCCAATGGATAGCAGAAAAACGGGATCCTGATCGCTATGGTCAGCGTACGCGTGCCGACATCAATGTAAAGACTGTGGACCTAACAGCAATCATCCGCGATGCTAATGCGCGCCTAGCTGCAGCCAAAGAGCCTAGATTGATTGAGGGTGAAAGGATTAATACTGCAGACGCCGGCGACGCCCGTGCGCGCACTCAGCAGGTAATCACTCACGCAACACTAGAAGCTGCAGGCCTGCTCTGACATCCATGTTGCACTGCTCACGCCAGATAATGACCCACACAGAGCAGGCGCTAACACACTAAGTCATTGATTCTGTTAGTATGTGCATTGCACCATACGTATAACGTGTATTATGTCAAATTGCGCAGGTAATAGGTAATGCGTGTAGAATCAAGGACATAGGTGTTTTGCGCCCGGCCTGGTGCATGAATTTTTCAGAGGGGGGCGTACGGAGGGGGTAGGGGCCAAGATCCGGCGCCGAGCACCGGTGCGGGGTTGTAGAAGCCGACCGCGCGCAAAAATATGCAAAAAATTTTGTGCCATAATTAATTATTAAATATCTCTGGCATTACGTTACGGTACGGTTTCGTTACGGTTTGCCAGTGTTACGGTGATTACGCTTTCCCTAGTGAAACAGGGAAGCGTAATCCAACGTACAACCGGAGAGCAGATGCGCGGTAACGTCGAGCAAGAGTCTGAGATACTGGCGCAGGTGCTGGCGCTGCGGGACGACCCGGTTGGCTTCGTCAGCTACGCCTATCCGTGGGGCCGCAAGGGCACGCCGTTCGAGAAGTTCACCGGCCCCCGCCGCTGGCAGATGGAGGACATCAAGCGGTTGGCAGCGCACACCCAAGAGCAAGCCTTCCGTCATGAGAATGGCCTGCCACTGAAGGTCTGGAAGGAAGCCCGGTCATCTGGCCGTGGCCCAGGTAAGTCTGCCAAGTTCGGCATGGTTGCCCACTGGCACATGAGCACCCGCATTGGTTCCACAACGATAGTGACCGCTAACACGGAAGGCCAGTTGCGCAGTCGCACGTTTCCGGAGTACGCAGTTTGGTTCGGTGCCGCCATCAACGCTCATTGGTTTGAACTGGAAACCATGCGCATCGTGCCGGCCCCGTGGCTGATGAACACCGTCAAGAAACTGCCGGAGGATGGCGGCCTGGGTGTGGATCCGAAGTATTGGTTCTGTGCTGGCCAAACGTGGAGTGAAGACAACCCCAACGCCTTTGCTGGTGTACACAACCCTTACGGTTTGCTGCTGCAGTTTGACGAGGCGGCGGGTATCCCAAGCAAAATCTGGGAAGTGTCCGAGGGCTTCTTCACCGAGCAGAACCCCTACCGCTATTGGATGGCCGCCTCACAGATGCGGGGTCGCTCCGGGCGGTTCTTTGAACTGTTTAATGACGCCCAGATGGGGGATGGCTGGGACTTGCGCACCCTGTCCACCCGTGGCATGGAGGGGGTTGACCAGGCCGTCGTAGAAGATCAGATCAAACGCTACGGCATTGACTCTGACTTCGTGCGGGTCGAGATCATGGGCCTGCCGCCGCAGACATCCGAAGACCAGTTCATCCCGTGGGACGCAGTTCGTGCAGCGCAGCAGAACGCGCTGGCGCAGGATCACGGCGAACCGTTGATTTTGGGCGTGGACCCAGCGCCCCGCGGCAAGACCTCCTGGCGGTTTCGCCAAGGGCGTAATGCGCGGGACTGTTGCGGAACCGCAACAAAGGGGGCGTGGCTGGCGCAGGACAATGTGCAGATCGCCGCCGAGATCGTCAAGCTGGACATGCGATACAACCCGGACGCCATCTGCATTGACTTTGGAATGGGAACCGGTGTCATCGACATCCTGAAACGGAACAACCGGATACGGCACAAGATGCATGAAGTCAAGTTTGGTTCTTCACCCCACATCAAGGACGGCGAGTTCGCCACCCACGCGGCTGAACTGTGGGGGCAGGTGCGCGACTGGCTGCCGGGTGGCATGGTGGAGAAGGACGGAGGCGAGAAGGGTTCGCTGTCACACCAGTTGACCGACCGGGGTTGGAAGTGGAGCGGGCGGGAGGAAAACAAAAAGATTCTGGAAACCAAGGAAGACCTGCAAAGCCGTGGGGTTAAGTCGCCTGACGACGCGGACGCCCTGGCTTGCACCTTTGAAGTCAACCCGCCTCGTCGTGATGACCGGCGGGCTTCTGGCGCGCGGGTGGTCGAAGGCACTTCGTCTTGGATGGGCGAGTCGTGATCTTGTCAGGAAAACACCCCTGTTTTCCTGACACCATGGTTACGTGATATGATGTAGGCATAGGAGAAACGCAATGAGTGGCATCCTGAGTAAGCCTTCCATGCCCGCACCGCAGCCGGTGCCGGTAAACCCCGTCAACGATCCGGCCGCAGAAAAGTCACGGCTGGACGCCGAGCGGGCGGCATTGGCCGAGCGCAAAGGTGCTGGCCGTGCTGGCACCGTCGCCGCCGGTGGCGAACTGGCATCAACCATGCAAGCCGAACGCGGGCTGATGCGTAAGCGCGCGTCTTCGGAGATGCTCGGTTGAGCGAGAAGACGCAGTATCACATTCAGAAGCTGGGGCAACTCAGGTCTGACCGGGCCAACTTCGATACGCAATGGGAAGAAGCGGCGTCGCTGATCATCCCGGCGCACCGCAACTCTTTTCAGGGCCGCGGGTCTGACAACGCCTTCGGCGCGCAGGGCCAGAAGAAAACCGAACTGCAGTACGACTCGTCGGTGGGTGTTGCTGCGCAACGCTTCTCCAGCGTGATTGAATCACTGGCAACCCCGCAAGCATCCGTGTGGCACCGGCTGGTGCCGGCGGACAAGATGCTGAAACGCAACCGCGCCGTGCGCCTGTTCTTTGATGACCTGAACGAGATTCTGTTCAGTCATCGTTATCGCCCCATGGCCAACTTCGTGGGCAACAGCCAGCAAACCTACATGGGGCTGGGCACCTACGGCAACGGCGCCTTGTATGTGGACAAGCCGGAAGACGGCACCCGTGGCTTACGCTATCGCAACTTCCATTTGGGTGAAGTCTACTTTGTCGAGAACCACGCTGGCGTCGTAGACACGTTTTACCGTTCGTGGTTTATGACCGCGCGCCAGATTTCGCAGCAGTTCAATGCCTCCGGCGACAAGGTGCCGGAAGCCGTGACCGAAGCGTTGAAGAACCCGCAGCAGGCCGAGAAGAAGTTTGAAGTCCTGCACTGCGTCTACCCGCGGCAAGACTTTGATCCGCGCAGGGTTGACCCGAAGGGGATGCGTTACGCTTCGCTCTACATTTTTGCGCAGAACCAAGAGGAAATTCGGGAGTCAGGCTACAACAGCTTCCCGCTGCCGGTGGCCCGCTACACCCAGGTATCCGGTGAGATTTACGGTCGCGGCCCGGCGCAGTGGGTGCTGCCCGCCATCAAGGTGCTGAACGAGCAAAAGAAGACCGTGCTGAAGCAAGGCCACCGTGTTGTGGATCCGGTCCTGCTGGCGCACGACGACGGCAACCTTGGTTCCTTTAGCCTGAAGCCCGGCGCGCTGAACGCCGGCGGTCTGAACAAAGATGGCAAACGCATGATCGACGTGCTGCCGACCGGCAACATTGCGGTTGGCGACAAGATGATGCAGATGGAGAAGGATGTCATCAATGACGCCTTCCTGATTACGCTGTTCCAGATTCTGATCGACACGCCGCAGATGACGGCGACCGAAGTGCTGGAGCGGGCGCGCGAGAAGGGGATGCTAATCGCCCCGACCGCTGGCCGTCTGCAAGCCGAGTTCCTTGGCCGCATGATCGAACGCGAACTTGATCTCCTGTTCCAGCAAGGGCTGGTGCCGGAGATGCCGTCGATCCTGCGCAACACCGAGGCAGCAGAATACTTCATTGAGTACGACAGCCCGATGTCGCGGATGCAGCGGTCGGAGAAAGCCGCTGGCTTCATGCGGGCGCTGGACGTGGCGGCCAACTACGCCAAGAACACCGGCGACCCGTCGCCTCTTGACTTTTTCAATTTTGATACCGCCATGCCGGAGATTCTGGACATCCAGGGTGCGCCGACCGCATGGACTCGTTCAATGCAGGACGTAGAAGCCATGCGTGCCGGTCGCGCGCAACAAGCCCAGACACAACAGATGATTGAAGCAGCCCCCGCCGTCGCCGGCCTGATGAAGTCAGCACCCGCTGCTTGATAAAACTTAACCTTGGATGCGGCAGCAAGAAGCTGCCCGGCTTCGTCAACGTCGATTCCCAGCCGATGGAAGACCCGGACGTGGTTGTCCGGCTGGACGTTGATCGGTGGCCGTGGGATGACAACTCCGTCGAAGCCGTGGAGGCGTCGCACGTCATTGAACACATCGCTCCCGTCGAGCCGTTCTTCCACTTCATGCGGGAACTGCACCGTGTCTGCGCCCACGGCGCCCGCGTCCATGTCACCTTGCCGCACCCGAGCCACGATATTTTTTTGCAAGACCCGACCCACCAGCACGCCATTCTGCCCGGCACGTTGGCGATGTTCTCCAAGAAATATTCCGACATGCTGGCCAAACACGGCCACCAGTTGACACCGTTCTGGAAATACTTTAATATAGACTTTGATATGGGGCCGGTG